CCGTTGCCGCTGGCAACACCGCCTTCGAAGAGTTCAAGGCAAAGAACGACGCCCATCTCGACGAAGTAAAGACAGGCTTTAACGACGTCGTGCGTCGTGACGAGCTCGATCGCATTAACAGCGCACTCGACAAAGCACAGGAAACCAACGAGAAGATGGCCGCTCGCTTGAAGCGCATCTCTCTCTATGGGGACGCGAAGTCGAGCAACCCGGAAGAGCAGGAAGAGAAAAACTACAAGTGGTTCTCGAACCTTCACGCTCTGCACGGTCGCCGCGTAAACCGTGACGACTTCACCGACGAGAAGCAGACCGAGGTCGCCGAGTACAAGCGAGCCTTCGAAAAGTATATGCGCCATAAGGGCGACGACAAGCTCATGTCACCTGAAGACATGAAGGCTCTATCGGTTGGCTCTGATCCAGACGGCGGCTATGTCGTTGATCCAGATCAGTCTGGTCGTATGATCGGTCGCATCTTCGAAACGTCGCCTATGCGCCAATATGCTTCTGTTCAGTCTATCGGAACAGATGCACTTGAGGGCCTCTTTGACGTAGACGAAGCGGGCTATGGTTGGGTCGCAGAGACGGGCGCACGCTCGGCAACGGACACGCCACAGCTTGAGAAGTACCGCATCCCGGTTCATGAGATGTATGCGAAGCCGTCGGCAACGCAGAAGCTCCTCGACGACGCTGCGATCAATATGGAGAGCTGGTTACAAGACAAAGTGGTCGACAAGTTCTCTCGTGCTGAGAACACCGCCTTCGTGACAGGCACAGGCGTCGATCGTCCTCGTGGCTTCGCTACCTACGCAGACTATGCGTCTGCCGGTGTGTTCGAGATCGGTGCTGTCGAGCAGTTCGACACAGGTGTAAATGGTGCGTTCGCAGCGGCTCCTGCCGGTGGCGATGCTCTCATCAACGCCCTCTATGGCCTGAAGATGCAGTATCGCAACAACGCTGTGTGGTTCATGAACCGCGCAACAACCGGCGGTGTGCGTAAGCTCAAGGACAGCGACGGCGCCTACCTATGGCAGCCGGGTATTCAAGCGGGGCAGCCTGCCTCGATACTTGGTTACCCAATGGCCTCCTTCGAGGACATGGCCGACTACACCGGCACAGGCGCTCTCGCGATCGCTGTCGGTGATATGCGGGCAGCTTACCAGATCGTCGATCGTATCGGTGTTCGCGTCCTTCGCGACCCATACTCCAACAAGCCATATGTTGAGTTCTACTCGACGAAGCGCGTTGGCGGCGACATGGTGAACTTCGAAGCGATCAAGCTGGTCAACTTCCAAGCCTAACCAACAAGGCGGAGCTCAACGGCTCCGCCTACTTCCCGAGGGTGATCCTGCCCTCGATCACACGCTCAAGGAGTAAATCAAATGCGTGATATGGTTTCAAACACTCAACTCGTTCACCTCGGCAACGTCGCCGTGTCTGGCACTACGCCAGCCGTTTCGTCCTATGTCGACCTCCGCGAGTACGACGCAGCGACGATCGTCGTTGTGAACAACACGATCACCGACGCCGGAACGGCTGCCGGTTTCACTGTGACACTGCAAGAGAGCGCAGACACAGCAGGAGCTTCGGCTTCGACAGTCGCAGTCGGTGACACTGTCGCAGGTGCTAACACTGTCGTGGTTACCTCTGACACAGCAGACAACGCCGTCGCAGGCGCGATCGGTTACGTTGGCGGCGAACGCTACGTCGGCATCACCGTCACGGGCACCACAGGCTCAAGCGCTGATATCTCTGTGTTGGCACAGCTCAACAAGCCGCACCGTGCTCCGACGAGCATCCCGGGCACAGCGGTCGCTCGTACCTAATCCAAACGGCGGAGCTTCACGGCTCCGCCTACTTTCACAGGAGAGCCTACCATGAAGAAGCTATTCTCTTTGATCGCAGTCGCAGCAACGCTCGGCGCGTGCACGCAGTCGGAGCTCAAGAGCAACCTTGACGGCGTCGTCGTAACCGCTGCCGTTCTCGGCGCTGCCTGCATGATTTCCTCGGACTGCTAAGATGGCAGTTAGAGCACGCGCTCGTCTCCTCGTTCGTTATGGTAAATACCGCGAAGGAGACGAGATCGAGGGCCGGGTCGCCGAGCTCTTGATCGCTAACGGCATGGCGAAAGACGTCACGCCAAAGTCTACACCGGCTAAGAAGTCTCTCGGCAAGGCCCCAGAGAACAAAGCCACAGAAGAATAAGGGGCAGACATGGTCGATCTCATCGCGCAGACCGAGGACACAGCGCCGAACGTCACAGACATATTTTACACGGTGCGCGATCCTGCCGGGTCGCCTCTCGATCGCAAGGTGACGATCCAGACCTTGCAAAACACGCTGGAGATCGTCGCTAAGACGGCCTCGGCGACTTCTGTGCTGACGGATAACGCCAAGCTGATAACGATGGACCTCACCGGCACAGCGAACTCCTATACGCTCCAGCCGAACGCGACGATAGCTCACCCTATCGGGACCGCGATTATCGTTCAGCAGATCGGGACGGGCGTCACCAGCATCACCGGAGGAACAGGCGTAACCATTCAAGGAGCGGGGCAGTCTGTCTCAGCCGGGTCGTGCGCAATCTCAAACCGCTATGATCTGGCGACCTGCATCAAGGTCGCAACAGACACTTGGGTCGTACAAGGTTCGGTGGGGGCGATAGCCTAATGCTTTTACGTCACGGGCTTGCAGGTTTAGCCGGGGGAAACCCGTTTAACGTCTACGCTGCCAACGGCTTCACTCCGCCACTTGTCGCAGACTTCTCCAAGGACACAGAGTTCTACGGATACGACAGCGCAGCCTCCACCTTCAGCGATATGATGACGGTCAGCACCACTGGCCTAGCCACAATGACTGACAGCGATGGGCTGTTGAAGTGGAACGCGCATAACTATCAACCGAATTCCGAGGACTTCACACAGGCTAGCTGGACTAAATCACAAAGTTCGTTTTCAGGCGATACGCTGACGACAACCGCTGTCACTGGCGACCCGTACCTATACGACAATCTTGCCTCTGCTATTGTCCCAGCAGACGGCGATAAGGTCCGCGCTTCATATGAGGTTGAGCGAGGGAATTGGGACTACATAACGTTTACGTTTTACGCTGGCGCTGGTAATTGGACTGCGCAGGTGTTTGACCTTTCGGACGGAACCAAGGGCCAGACCGCAGAGAGCGGCGGCAGTAACAACCTCGTAAGTTCAAGCATTACTGATGTGGGCGGCGGTAGGTTTGCGCTGACTGTTGAAACCGAAACAAAAAGCGATTTTGGAAACGGCCTGATCCTTAGCTTCGCTCCAGCTAAGACAGGAAACAGCTTCACCACCATTGGAACCATTGACGCTACATGGGCCGGGACCGAAACCGTTAAGGTCTATAAGGCTTGGGCAAACAGGCTTGACCTAGGCGGCATGGTAAACAACAGTGACCAGACAGCCGCAGGACTTCTAAGCTACGTCCCAACCACAGCATCAGCAGTATTCCTACCACGCCGTAACGCGCACCTCTATGACGCCAGCGTGGCGAAGTGGAACGCGCATAACTACGTTGTCCAATCCGAGGATGCTACCGCATGGACAAAATCCAGCGGTACATTGGACACAGCAGTAGCAGACCCAGACGGCGGAACGAGCGCGTTCAGTCTGACGGGAACGGCTGATAATACAGATTGCAAACTATCTATTGTTACAGCCGCTCCCACAGCAGTCCAAAAGACTTTCAAGGTCAAGGCTAAGACGTTGGGCGGTAGCGGTTGGTGCTTTGTTGGCCTCTTAAATCCCGCCACCATAGTTCACGCAGACTTAGCTAACGGTGTTCTGGGGACGATTGGGGCTAATGTCTCGAACGAAACAATCACGAGCATTGGTGGCGGCTGGTATCAGATAGAATTTGATGTTTCGGCAATTACTAATCAGTCCGCTGTTCTCGAAACTGTAGAAGCAGACGGCGCAACCATTGCCGACATAGGCGATAGCATCGCGTTTTATCAACCCCACGCCTACCGCTCCGACCTCAACGGCGTAGTGGCCAACGGCGACGATGGAACCTATGTAGCCACCACAGGCACAGAAGTTCCCGCAACCCTCAACACGGTCAGCTTCCCCAAGAAGGGCCTGCGGTGGGAGAGTTCTGCGGCGACGAACCTTATAGACTACAGCAATGAGTTTATTGCTGGCGGTTGGAGTATAGGCAATACGGACAGCCTTACGCTCACGGCGGCGTCGGCAGTTGGTGCGGACGGCGAAAGTTCACTGACTAAGATGGCAATCACCGACACCGCAAACGAATTTCACGGGCTTTACAAGAGCATTACCACAACCACATCGACTACCTATTGCACCTCTACTGATTTAAAGAACGAAGACCAAAGATATGTGACTATCCGCCACTACAGGGGCACTAGCAACTGGTCTACTCTAGTCGTTGATCTACAGACAGGCACAATCACCCAATCCTCAACGTCAGGTGGTGGTACGATTGTGTTCAGTGACATAGAGGACTTAGGCGGCGGATTATACAGGGCGCACTTTGCGTCAAGTGAAGCAGGCACGACTTTGTTTGTATCAATAGATACTTGCAGTTCAGGCACACCAACCCTTGAGGCCTCTGATGGGGCAGAAGTATACGCAGGCACGGGCGGCGAGGCGTTCTACATTGGAGCAGTCCAGACAGTTCTCGGCTCATCGCCTTCCAGTTACATCCCCACGAATGGCGCTACAGTAACCCGCGCTCTCGAAACAATCTCCATAGCCGGGGCTAAGACGCCATACAGCGCAAGCGGCAATACGGTCCAGATTAGCGGCCTGCAAACCTACGCTGACAATGGCGAGGGTTGGGGGCCGTGGACGTGGGAAAGTGACACTAACAACAGAACGTCTGTTAGTGTTCTTACAGACGCAACTCGGACGGGACTAATTGCGTGTCAGACTGTAGTCGGCAACGTTCCTCAAGCGGAACCATTTACAGCAAATAATTATTTTTCTCCGGGGTTGAATGTTCCGTTTAACATTGCGTCTGTTTTTGCCCCTAATAGGTTTAGGTGTGCCGAAGGCGGAAGCCTGTTCGGGTCAGAAGACACCAGCGGAACAATACCCGATCTTTCATCAGCCGTTTTCACGCTAGGCGCTCCTGCATTCGCTGTTTTAAACTTCTATGGGGACCAAGGCTTTAACGGCTTCCTTTCGCAAGCGATAATGTGGGGCGCTGACATTGGCGACACAGGCTTGGAGGAAGCAACAGCATGAAGCACCTAGCAATCATAGCAGCCATGTTCCTCGCAGCCTGTGGCGCAAAGGTTCAACCGGGCGAGGTAGGCGACAGCGTCTCTACAGCTGTTGCTCTAGGAAACGGAGCGGTTGAACTGAACCCGGTGATCTCATGGGCAGGTGACGCAGCACCAATCGTCAGCATCGTCGGCAAGCAGGTCGTCAAGGCGGCGCTGATCGAAAGTGGCTACGAGGCCGAGACAGTCAACAGCATCTCCGACAGCCTGTCGTGGGGAGCAACCTGCAATAATCTTGTTATCATCGGCGGCGGCACTGGTGGCCTTGGCCTAGCGGCTGGCCTGATATGCGTAGCCGTGACATGGGACGTTGACCAGTAACTCACGCGGGCGTTCCGCACATCTCACGAGGCAACTATGAAATCTCTGATTACTCTTTTGGTCTTTCTCCCTGTCGTCGCAATGGCGAGCGGCAAGCCTGCCGGTGTAGGCAACGCAGATCACGTTGACGCATGGCACGGGACGGGTGATAATCACCAAGCGAACAACGAACCGGGCGACACAGCCTCGGACCGCCACAACTTTGACGACGCCACCGCAGGAAACAGCGACAAGAACCCTCCTGCCGACGAATAACAGCCGCCACCAAGCTCCGGCTTGGTGGCAACAGACGCCAGATCATTAGGAGATAGAACATGGTCGCCACCACAAAGATCGCAGACTTCGCCGAGGGAGCGTTCGAGAAACAGCACGATCTTTCCACTGACACGATCATGATCGCCCTGTCGAATACTGCTTACGCCTCAGAGGCGTCGAACCCGACAGCTACCGGGAACGGTATCCTTGCCAACGTGACGCAGGTCACTGACACAAACTATGCCGACAGTCTTACGGTCGACAAGACCCTCGAAGGCGTCACCTCTGTCGAGGTTGGTGGTGTGTGGACATTCGACGCGAACGACTTCTCGATCTCGGCTTCTGGGGGCACCTACGCGACGTTTCAATACATATATATCTACAACACGACCTCAGTCACGCCAGACGATCAGTTGATTGTAGCGATCGACCTTGAGACGCCGATCGCCTTGACCGACGGCTCGTCGATCAACATCAATTTCAACGCCTCCGGTATTATCACCGTCACCTAAAAGGGGCGGTTATGCCTGATTGGCGAATATACTACGACACTGGCACGTATGACAGCAATCAGGGGGAGCCGCATCAGGCTCCCTCGGTCGGCTTCATTGTGGCTGTGGGGTATGATGAAGCAGGTGATCGCTTTCTAATGCAGGGCTGGTCGCACTACTGCTTCGATAAGGCCAGCAATCAATGGTGGGGCATGGACGACATGGGGGTCTTCGACAGGCTCCGGCGTAATCTGGTCTATGCGTATAAAGAGGGCCGCACGGTTACCAAGTCGGAATGGAACGCGATTATGGAACGCGCTCACAAAGACCCCGACTTTCCGTTCGGTGTTAAGAGATGACACACGTCAATCCGATCCTAAGACAAGACGCCTTCCGGGGCCGGGTAGACAGTGGCAACGAGGCAACCCCGACATGGATCGTCGCAGCCGATACAAACTGGACGCAAGCGGTGGACACCGATTTTCGCGTGCGCTTTGTTATCCAAGAAACCGCAGGAGCGTCGAACCCGTCAACGGTCACGCCTCTGGTCTTCTACTCCATAAACGGCGGAGGCTATGCGGCTGTCACAGCCTCGACGCCTATCCAATTTGGCACGTTTACCGGCGCGACTGACGACGACGCCACGACAGCGCAGCTCGGAGCCGGGACGTTTGTCACCGGGAGACTTGACGATAGCGGAGCGGTGACGACTGCCGACATTCAAGGCAGCGAAACGGAATATGAATACTGTCTGAGCATTGACAGCGCACAGGTCGCAAACAGCGACACGATCACGCTGCAAGTCTACGACAGCGCAACTCCTCTCGATCAATACGGCTCTGTGCCTTCGATCACGGTGCTGGAGGCAGACCCACCGATCGAGGCGGATATTCCGGCGACTGCTTACACGCTCACGGCTCCGGTTCCGACGTTCGACATTGTCACCGTCACCGACTTCGACATCGGCCTCACGACCTACACATTCGCGGCACCGGCACCGACATTCCGCGTCGATACTGTCACCAACTTCGACATCGGCCTCACGACCTACGCGCTCACGGCACCGGCTCCGGCGTACACCGAAGCGACCGGCTATATGATCGGCGCGACCACTTACACCCTCACGGCACCGGCTTCGATCCTGACACAAGAGCCACTCTTCAGATTGCAGACGGGTGACGTTCTTGATCTGTCGAACCCGGCGATCCCGGGAGCGTTACAGTTCTACGCCTTCCCGGCGATCGACGTCGGCCTCACAGCCTACACTCTCACGGCACCGGCTCCGTCCTTTACCGAAGCAGTGGGCTATTTAGTAGGCGCAACGACCTACACTCTCACGGCACCGGCTCCGTCCTTCACCTCGACAACCGGCTATGTGGCAGAAACCGCAGCCTATACGCTGACCGCACAGACGCCGATCCTGACACCGGAGCCGCTGTTCAAGTTGCAGACGGGTGAAGTGCTCGATCTGTCGAACCCGCTGATCCCGGGAGCGTTGCAGCTCTATTCGTCTCCACCGATAGACGCCGACATAGGTGTCACGGCCTACGCACTCACGGCACCGGCTCCGTCCTTCACAGAAGTGACTGATCTCGACATAGGCGTCACGGCCTACACAGAGACCGCTCAGACGCCAATCCTGACGCCGGAGCCGCTGTTCAAATTGCAGACGGGTGAAGTGCTCGACCTGTCAAACCCGCTGATCCCGGGAGCCTTGCAGCTCTACGCCTTCCAAGCGTCCATAGGTGTCACGGCCTACACAGAGACCGCACAGACGCCAATCCTGACACCGGAGCCATTGTTCAAGTTGCAGACGGGTGAAGTGCTCGACCTGTCAAACCCGCTGATCCCGGGCGCTTTGCAGCTTTACGCCTTCCCACCTGTCGAGGCTGACGTCGGCCTCACGGCCTACACTCTCACGGCACCGGCTCCGACCTACACCGTAGAGCTGGACCTTAATGTAGGTGTAACTGCCTACATCCTCACGGCGTTCGCTCCGGGTATCACGACGACCTCAGAGATCAACGTCGGGTCGACCGACTACACCTTGACCGTGCTCGACCTTACCTTCGATCTGCCGAGCATAACGAGGCCGGGACAGCAGACGTCGACGTCTGGGGGCAGCGCTGCAAACTCGACAAACTCTGCCGGAAGTCGTAACAATACGGCAAGCGCTACCGGGTCAAAGAACCGCACGACAGACACGAGCACGCGAAACACGACTTCGGGCGGCACAGACACCAAGAACAGGACGGGCTGACATGGCGACTTATTATGTGAAACAGGGCAACCGATCCCCACTCATACAGTCTTCTCTGTTGCAGCCAGATGGAGCAGTCGAAGACCTGACAACAGCGACAAACGTCACGCTCCGAGCACGCAAGGCGAACACGTCGACCTACATAGTCGACGACCTCGCGACCATTACAGACGCGTTAAACGGCGTCGTGCAATACCAGTTTGACGCAACGCAGACCGACGACCCCGGGCTTCTCCTGATTGAGTGGGTCAAGGACGTCGGGCTCGCGTCAGAAGAGACCTACCCGAATTATAGCTACGACGCGATTTACATCGAGAGGAGCTTGTAGATGGCTCTACGCCCAAAAGCTAACCGCTACCAATACCGAGGCAACAAGCGCACAGTCGCACCGGCAAGCGAGCCGGTGAGCCTGACCGAGATACAGACGCACCTTCGGCTCTCTAACGTCTCAGGCGACGAGCTGATCTACCTCAACAACCTGATCTTCGAGACGGTCTCAGAGCTGGAGGAGACGACCGGGATCGGCTTCATCACGCAGACTTGGCAGATGACGCTCGACAACTGGCCCGGTGGTGGCGAGCAATGGTGGGACGGTATGCGTCAAGGTCACATCAGCGAGATTTACGCAGGCGGTGGCCGTGGGTGGATTACCCTCCCTCGCTACCCTTTGCAGTCGATCGACACTGTCACCGTTTACGCAGAGGACGGCACGAGCTCGGTGGTGACGATCGCCGACACCTTCGACGTTGACACTCAGCAGGTCCGAGGCCGCATGGCCTTGAAGAGTGGCGCGACATGGCCGATCGCCCTCCGCACGGTTAACGCGATCGAGATCGTGTATAGCGTCGGATATGGTGCGGGCCCGATCAACGTCCCGACGCCTCTCCGTCGAGCAATCCGGCAGATGGCCGGATATTTATACGAGCACCGAGGCGACGGCTGCGATCCCGGGGACGCACTAAACCACAGCGGAGCGAGGGCTATCTTCGACCGCTTCAGAGACGTGAGCGTCTGACATGGCTTTCCCAAACGTCTACGAGATCGCCCGAGGGAACGTCGACGGATGGTCGTCGGTCAACAAGTTCGGCTCCGCTGCCGTGCCGACAACAGCCTCGCCGGTCACAACGAGCCTAACATATCAAATGCCTCTACCTAACGCAGCCCGGACACTGCGGATCGCGGCGGGCGGTGATGCTCTGGACACGGCGCTAGGCACCGGGGCGCGGGCGGTTATTGTCGAAGGGCTGGACGCGACAGGAGAGTTCATCGCCGAAGAGATCGCAACCAACGGCACAGGAGCGTCGAGCCTGACCACGTTTTCTTTCTGGCGAGTGTTCCGGGCTTACGTCTCGACGACCGGGAACTATCCGACAGGTGTCGTCTCCTCGCAAGCTGACACGATCACGATCGAGGACGCCTCGGCTAACGTCTGGGGGGTTATACCGAAGGAGAGCAGCGTCGGGCTAGGACAGAGCCAAATCGCAGCCTACACGGTGCGCAAGGGCTTCTCGTTCTATATTGAGGATATTACATTCGCGACGAGCACGGCGGGCAAGGTCGATCTTTTTGGGATGCGCAGGCAAAACACCTTGAGCCTCACCGCTCCATTTGCACCGTTTAGGCAGTTCTTTGGGGTCACCAACTTCGAGGGCGTCAACGAGGAGCATTTCTCTGTTCCTGTCGGGCCTCTGCCAGAATACACTGACGTCGTGTTTTTTGGGCGAGCTGCCACAGGCACGCAGCCGATCTCGATCGCGTTCAACGGCGTATTGATGCGGGGCAGCGTTGCGCCGACAGTCGGGCAAGGGGTGAGCTGATGAAGTGTTGCGACATAACAGCGGGCAAGATGAGCCGCACGATTGTGATCGAGCGCAATACCCCGGTGACGGATGGCGAGGGCGGCTATACGGACGCTTGGGCAGCCGATCCATCGGGCGGCGTCTATGCGATGGTGAGGCCGATAGGCGGAGCCGAGAGCTTCATGTTCGATCGGGTCGTGCCTGCTAACCGCGTCCGGGCGGTGATCCGGTTCAGGGACGACGGCAACGGCGCTCCCTACTATTCTGCTCGCGATCGTGTGACCATGAACGGGCGCACCTACGCCATTGAGAGCGTGATCGACATCGAGGACGCGCAACGCTATATTGAGCTCATGCTCGCGGAGAATAAAGCGTCATGATGAAGATCGACTTCAAGGGGAACACGGAGCTGAAGGCTCAGTTCAAGCGGCTAAAGGGCGCATCTCCTGAGATCGTGACTGAGTTCGTCGACAAGATCGTAAGGGACACTCACAAGAACGCGACTGTCGGCATCCAGAGGGGGCCTGCGAGCGGTGCGCCTAGAGGCGACGGATCATTCGCCTCGGCTCCGGGCGAGTACCCTATGAGCGACACCGGCAAGCTGCACGCCTCGGTGCAGTTCGAGGTGCCGAGGACGTCAAACAAGCCCGAGGGCTTCGTCGGGACGAACCTCATGTATGGCAAATTCCTAGAGTTCAAGCTGCCCTATCAAGGCGGTCGACCGTGGCTGTCGAGGGCCTTCAGAGAAGCGACGAGCGGCGGGAACCGTAAGCTCGACCGCATCTTCGACAAGTATGTAAAGCGAGCCCTCTAATGGCGACGAACTTCAGATCAGTAGGGAAGACGATCGTCTTCGACGCGCTCGACGGCAACGTCTCGGGCGTGACGTTCTACGATCATGTTCCCTTCGAGCCTGAAGGCTCGCCAGATGCTAACTTTCCCTATGGCACAGTCGGAGACGCCGAGCTCGTTCCTTGGGATAATGACAGCGACCTCGGCACCGAAGTGGAGACAACCGTCCATGTTTGGAGCCGCTACAAAGGACGCAAAGAAGTAGACGCAACCCTAGACGTGATCTATGGCTTGCTACACAGGGCCTCGCTAACATCCGCGGGCTATAAGGTCGTCGACTGCCTGTTCCAATTCTCCGACAACTTCGTCGAAGGTGATGGACAAACCCGGCACGGCGTTATCAGGTTCAGGCTAACCATACAGGAGGTATAATTATGGCCGGATTTAATGGTAGAGCGCTCACTGTCGATTGGGACAGCACGACGCTCGTGGGTATCCGCACACGCGGGCTCTCAATCAGTGCCGAGGGCATTGACGTCACAACAGACGACGACACCGGGGAGCGCACTCTATTGCCGCAGCCGGGTGTTCGATCGGCAGAGATCACCGTCGCGGGCATCACGTCCGACGAGGTTCTGATCGCTGAGATGCTGGTGGGTATCGCAAGTCGCACGTTAACCGCTGCACAGGTCAATCTTCCGTCGGCGCTTGCCGTTCCCGGCACCGTCGCCTTTGATGCCTTTATCTCGGCCTTCGAGATTACCGGCGAGCACGATGGTGCAGTCGAGTTTACCGCTACAATGATGAGCGGCGGAGCGATCACCTACGTTGCCTCGGCAGCATCATAAACACACGCAGAGGAGAGAGCACTATGCGGACGTTTAACTTCGAACACGACGGCACAGACTACGAGCTCGCGGCGACATTCGCCGCGAGCATTGAGATTGCGGACAAGGTCGAAGACCCGCTCGCGATCGCACGAGAAGCGGCAATGGAGGCAGCGCTTGCGCAGGCGCGTATTCCATACAAGCCGACCTTCATGTTCACGATCCGAAACGTTCCTCAGATACTCTTCGCAGGGTTCAGGGCTGCCGGGTCAGACATGAAGCTGAAGGACGTCGAGGAGCTTGTGTTCGACATGGGCTTCATCGAGGCACGCGCAAAGGCGTCGGACTATCTGGCGCTGATCGTATCGCCACGCCCGACAGTGATTAACGAAGAGCCCGACGAGGTCGGGGAAGAGGGAAACGCACAAAGCCTCGAAGTTGGCGCGAAAACGTAAAGCACTTTTACGCGATCGCCCGAGTTTGGGGCATACAACCAAGTGAGTTCTGGAGATTGTCGCCGACTGAGTTCTTTGTAGAGTTTGATGACCAGATCGAGCGGTCTCGCAGACTGCAAGAGATGACAAAGGACAAAGACGCCTCGGCACTTGAGGACGCACAGAAGCAGGCAAGACGACTGCACAAGGCAAAGCAAGAGGCGAAGGCAACGGCATGACACAACTTGCAGCGCTACACGCTAAGATCAGCGGAGACGCCTCCGGCTTTGTTAAAGCGACCAACACAGCCGGAGCCGCTGCCGATAAGCTGACGACGAAGGTCGCAGGCGGAGGCGCTGGAGGCGTTGCCGGAGCGACCACAAGAATGTCCGGGGCGTTCACCAAGCTCTCCGGATCTAACGCTATGCGCATGTTGCCCATGCAGTTCTCTCAGGTCGCGCAGCAAGCCGCAGCCGGTGGCGGAGTTATGCGGGCCCTGACCATCCAAGCGGCTGACATTGGCCTCGCCTTCGGCACTATGGGGACGCTCATTGGTATCGCTGCCACAATCGCCATGCCCTTAATAATGAACGCATTCGCCGACGGCGCGGATGCAGCGGAAGACCTTGAGGAAGGGCTTCAGAGTATAAAAGACTTGAGCTCTTCCCTGCACTCGACCCTCGACATCCTTTCAATGTCTGCCGAAGACCTAGGGGACACGTTCGGGGCTGGAGCAGACGAAGCGAGGCGGTTCGCCATACGCCTAGCAGAGCTCCAATACCAGCAAGCCATTGTTGCCCTCGGGGAGCTGGACGTCGAGCTAGACAAGGTGGGGAAGCGCTTTGTCGACGCAGGAACAAAGTCGGGCTACCACGCAAGAGACTTGCAAGCGTACGCTAAGAGACTGGAAATCTCCAAGGACGAGGTTAAAGAGCTCGCTGTCGCTCTGAAGGCTTTACAGGAAGCCGAGGGCATAGAAGCTCAAGTCGCAGCTTCCAACGCACTCCACGCCGTCCTGAAGCGCGTAGGGGTAACCGCAGACCAGCTTGGGGAAGGTGTTCTCGACGTACAAGCGGCGCTGCAAAAAGCGGGCTTAGAAGGTTTAGAGCTTGAGCGGGTGATGGCCCTCGTCGCTAATGAGGCAGAGCGGGCAGCAAGAGCGGCGGAGGTATTCGGGAACACTATGGGTCCGGTCAACCCGGGGGCGCTTTTAGAGTGGGGCGCGGAAAGCCTGCTCCCTCCTGTCGGGGCTAGAGGGATCAAGCCGGAAAGCGGAGGAAGCGGGCAATCGAAGGAAGAGATCGAGCGTGCCAAGACCAAGGCCAAACTCGAACGGCTTCAGGACGAGTTTAAGAACGAGCTTGAGCTAGAAGATCAGCACTACGCGCAACAGCAGGTGCTATTGCAGACCGCCCTTGATGCGGAGCTGTTAAAACGGGCGGAGTACGACAGCCTAAACGAGAAGGCCAAGAAGGCGCACCTCGACAAGATGGCCTCGATCGACGCCTATGCTCATGGCTCGACCATGCAGAAAACAGACAAATTCCTCGGCGATATGGCGACAGCGCTCGGCACCGGCAACAGCAAGATGC